GTTCAGGCGGGTCTTGACCGGAGGGTTGATCTCCGGGACCATCATCACCACGGGCGCCGAGTAGTCGGCAAGCGCCAGGCGCAGCAGGTCGTAGTTGCTCTGCTGGCTCTGCACCGAACGCGCGTGACCCGAGGCGTCGCCGAAGATCCAGAGCTCGGCGGGGTGCGCTGGGAAGCGGTTGCGGAAAGCCCTGGCCATGCTCGGGACATCAGCGGGTTCCAGCGTGATCTCGGTGATGGCCACCGGCTCGTTGTTGACGATCTGCGCAACCGGCCAGCTCATGAAGCCTACGTTGAAGTCGATGCACAAGCACAGTGGAAGCATCGGGTTGTACACGATGTCGGCCGCCTGCCGAAGGTGCAGCGCGCGGACGAACTTGGGGTAGGCGCGCACGCCGCTCAGGGCGCCGAAGTCTATCTCCATCTCGCGATCCCAGTCCGCCTCTTGGGGATAGGCCGCCTTGGCCTGAGCCGCCCACTCACGGGTTTTTGCGGGGTCGGCCGAGTAGTGGATGGGTAGCACGGACCAACCCCCGGCAGCCTCAAGCGGTTGCAGAACACGCAACACGTCAAGCCAGTTGCCCGGGGCCGGGACCGCTAACCGGCGTCGGACGACAGAGAACGGCAGGCTGGAGACTCGCCGTGATGAACGAAGCGGTGGTGTCCGACCAACACAGCTTGCAGTACACGCCCGTCTGCCTGCCGTGGGCGGGGTCCACCCATGAAACGACCATGAACGGACCGCTCAACGTGATCTGTGGCAGGTCGGGCAGAGTGCCGCCGGTCGCCGGAGCGACCTCGGCAACGTGACACCGCGGGCACATGACCTGGACCAGGGGAACCGCCGGGGCGACGGCCTTGACCTCGACGGGTGCTGGCAGGTCTGGGTTGCGGCCGGGACACACGCTGATATCGACTGGAGGAGCACCACTGAGTACGGCTAGGCCACAGTTCGTGCAACGTACGGCCTTGCCGCTTTTCATCGACTGCCAACTGTGCAGGCGCTCGGGTTCGACCACGGGCACCACCTCGGGTTCGGCGCGCGCGGTACGGTAGACCACGTGTTCGGGCACCACGTCGGGCGCCTTCGGCTCGGGCGCAAACACCTCGTCAACGATGCGCTCGATCTCCTTGGCCAACGATGGACGATCGGGTGGCAGCACTACCGTCGATCCGCTGGCGTTGTTGCCCAAATAGATCGGGTCAGTCGGCGATGGTTCGGACGATGCGCCCGGCGGTGAGCCACCACTCCCGTAGTCCGGGTACGGCGGGTCGGTCGGCAACGGCTCGCACTGATGGCCATTCTCTTTGAGCTGTTCCCATGACATCTCTGCACCACAGCCTGAGTCTTGGTGCCATTCCAGTCTCGGCTGGGTCGGTGACGCCTCGTCATTGAGTAACCCCAGGCTGCGCGCGTAGGTGTCGGCTGACCTCAGTGTGCGTCTCGTGAAACACGCCCGCCCCATCAGGTGAGCCCGAATCTCGCGCAGCAGGCAGTCGGCGTAGTGGTGGATCTCGCCCCGCTCGAACTGGTCCTTGCCATCGGATGCCCCACAGAAGACGCAGTAATCGCCCCACTCGTCAATGACCCGCCAGAACGCTGAGTTGTAGACTGCGGCCAGGATCTCGGTGACGGACTTCATGGCTGCCCCTTCTTCTGTTTCGCGCCCTGTGGTCGCTGTGCCGGGAACTTAGTCGAGCCGTCCCCTATCCTGCCGGGCGGGTTGCCTTTGTGATGCCTGACCTTCTTCAGGCCGGTTGCGCCACGCTTGTTGCGCTTGGCTTTCACGTTCTGGTTACTGCCCATCGCCTCCGTCCAGACTGCCGTTCCACTCAACCGCCATGCCAAAGCATGCCGGGCACTCGTACAGCATGCCGGGCACGTTGAACATGACCCCCGACCCGAGACACACTCGACACACCCGAGGGTTGCGGCCGACGATCACGCGATCACAGGTCAGGTCCCGCAAGAGGCGGGGGTTGAGCGGGCGCGCCGCCCTTTTTATCGCTTTCGCCATTGCGTGCCCCTCGTTGCCTCTAGGACAGGCGATCGGTGGTCGGCCGCCTCTAGGTGTCACCCTGGACCTGTTGTACGCCCTGCGCGTCAGGCGGGCGTATAGGATCGCCCCTACGCAATCCTGTTCTGCGCGGCATTGCGTAGCAAAGTTGGCGGGACTGCCTCCCGCCTAGCCCACCACTATCGTCGGCTTGAGCTCTATGGTCGGCGACTCTTGGTGCCCGTCAACGGTCCGATCCGCACCACGGCGCAGGTGACGTGCCGCGCTGTTGTATAAGCCCGACAGCGAACGGGCAAGGGGGCCCACGGCCAGCACGGCAGGTCCCGCGTCAATTGGCAGGGCGCCGGCCGGATCATCCGGCTGGTCGGAGCGCGATTAGCTTACTGGCCGACCGCACGGTGCCCTTCACTACGGTCTGAACCGGACGAATCCCACACCCTTGCAGATGGTCGCCAGCGGTTTCCCGGGTCCGTTGGAGCTCGACACGAGGATGACCTTCCCCTGCTTCTCGCCGAACGGCAGGGCCGCGACCAGGGCCTCGTGCCCCTCATCCTGGAAGTCGCATTCGTCCATCACAACCACCGTGGGCGTGTAGAACCGGAACACGTCGGCGCCCTGGGCGACGGCGATCACCCGGCTGCCCGTGGGCAGGTACGTCAGCCTGCCGATGAGCCCGTCCTTGGTCCGCTGCCCCTTGTAGGGTCGCCGGAGGGCAGGCTCGAGCAGGTGATCCTCGATGAAGACCATGCGCTTGTCTACCGCCTCGGCGGCCTTGGCCTCGGTCTCGGACTGCCAGAGCACGAGGACGTTCTCGTGGTACCGGGCCAGGTGCGCACACCAGGCGGCCAGGCACCAGGACACCATCATGCGGCGGCTCTTGGGAACGGCGATGTAGTGCTGGTCCGGGTCGCTGAGCACGTCAACGAAGTCGTGCAGGTAGTCGAGGTGCGCGGGCCAGCGGCGCTCGGACTTGGTTGCCTCGTCGATCGTGAGGACCTGGTCTACCATCCACAGCCAGCAGTCTGCCTTGTACCGCTGGTCGTCGATGGCAAGCTCGGTCAAGTACGTCTGCAACTCGAGGTCTCGACTCACTGCTCTCTCCCGAGATACAGGAGCAACGCGCCGACGAAGGCCAGCACCAGGCCGGTGTCAAAGTGTTCCGGGTGAGCGGCGCGCGCCAGCCGGATCAATGCGTCCTGCATCGTGTAGAGGAGAAGCGCGGCGCCCGCGATCACGGCACAACCGCCCGCAACCTCGAAGCCGCGCCGGAGGGTCACTCCTTCTCCCGAGCCGCCCGCAGGGCATCGGCCCGGGCCCGGAGCTCGTCAGTGGTCATGGCCGCCAGTTCCTTGGCCCAGGGCACTGTGAGTTCGATCTTGTTGTCGCCCCACAGCTTGAGGTATTGGCCCAAGAGCTTGAGAGCCGAGAGCTTGTCGTGCATGTCGAGCGAGATCGACCCGCCCTCGGCGCTGACCGTCTGACGCGCCTTGCTCACTGCGGCGGCCTTCTCAGCGTCCACCTGCGCGGAATCAAGGAGATTGACTCCGTTCGGACCCCACGACATCACGTCGGTCGCGCGACTGAATGCAACCATCGCGGTCTCGCTGAGGACGCGCTCGGTGGTGATCTCCAGCTTTTCGAGGACGGGCGCCTGCAACTGAGCTATGCGAGCCTGCACCTTAGCGTTTCCTAGCAGTCTTGCCGCCTGCGGTTCTGCGCCCTTGGTGCTGTAACCAACTGCAATACAAGCGGCTTTCGCATTCAGCCCATTGGCAAGATACGCATGACAGAACATTTCCTGGCGGTCGGTCAGTCCCGCTTCTTTCGCGCCTTTCGTTGCCCTGCCCATGCTGGTCTTGGCTTGTCCGGCTCCTCGCCGGCGCCTGCCGTCTCCTCCTGTTGTGGGGTTGTCTCGGTGTCCACTTCGACCGTGATCCTGAGTGGGACCCGGGCGAGTGGCAAGAGCGCGGCCAGCGCGCCGAGCTCGGTCTCGGGCAGGTCCAGGGTCACGGCCCCCCCACCCTCCAGCAGACCGGATCGCTGGATGGCGGTCTTGCGATCGCTGATTGAGGCCGCGAAGGTGATGGTGACGGGCACTATCTCCTCCCCGGATTGAGGTTCACTACCTCTAGTCCACATACCCAGTCTATCACACTCGGCGTCCCCACGTTACGGCCACACCGTATGATGTGTGTACCTGATTCGATGCCCCCTTGACAAAGTGTGTGCCAGGATTTATGATGGGTGGTGAGAGGGAGGGACACCATGAGCCACCTTTGGAAGATCCCCGCAACGATGGGTGGAGCGCAGGCGCTCTACCGCATCCCCAAGGACGCCCCCGAATCCGTTGTTGACAAGGCCCTGGTCGAAGCCGAGCACCTGGCAGCCAAGCGCGCATTCCGAGATGGCTTCGAGCCTGCCATCACCTTGCAGGACGTACAGCGGGCGTTCGCCTCTGTTGGATTGCCGCTCGAGGCCGTGTAGTTCGCCTTGCGCATCCTGCGGGGTGCGCACGGGGAGGGACACACCCATGAGGCCGAAGCAGTCAGTCCGGGTCTACGAGAAGCGGAAGGGCGCTCAAATCGCCCCGCGTCTCGTCTCGAGGGCGCTCCGCGTGCTGCGCCGACTGGCCGACGACCAGCCGGTGAGTCAGGTCGCGCGCGAGCAGATGCAGTTCTACACGTAGGAGGAGTCAGATGCCCCACATCGTTGAAGTCTACGAGGTCCTCAATACCCACACCCCGGACCTTTTCCTTGAGGAGCAAATCGACCATGGGTGCAACGACTGGCGGGCCGATTGCTCCGACGGATCGTCCCACTTTGGCCACACAAAGGCCGAGGCCACCAAAGAAGCACGCCGCTGGTGCGGCGAGGAGGAGTGAGATGGACGCACACATCAGCGACATCTTTGGTGAAGTCATCAGCTCGTACTCCCGGGCTCAGGCCATCGAGGACGGCCAGCTCATTGACGTGAGCGAGGTCGCCCACGAAGCCGGGCTCAAGTGGCCTACGGTGGTCACCGCCGCCGTGTGGGCGATGATCGAGGACATCCCGGCGGGTCTGCGTGGCAGTTGCCAGAATGTCAGCGGGCGACTGTGGGACGTAGTGTGGATGGCCAGGTGTGCCGCCCACGATGCCCCTATCGGCACTGACCTCGTGCCCTACAAGCTCACGCTGCCGACCAACGGCACACGCAAGAGTCTGGTCACGCTATGGCTGCATTGCGGTCCCGGTGACACCCCGGAGCCTGTCCTGACGATCGGACTGCCGGAGGACTTCTAACATGCTAGTACCCATCAAGGACCCGAAACGCGGGTGGCTACTCGAGGACCGGCCGGCGACGCGCCGCGCTGCATCCACACCTGGGCCCAGTGGCAAGCGACATGCCCACGGTCCACGAACGTTCTCGAAGCACCCGGACGAGCCGACCAAACCGCTGCCGTTCAAGCCGACGATCTCGCGGGTGATGGCCAAGCTCGCCGGCTTCCTCGGTCTGAACCGCCGCAAGGCGGCGTAAAGGAGGTGCCATGAGTCTCTTCACGATCAAACCACGGACGCGAGGCAAAGGCATCCAGCAGCAGATCGCCCGACTGCTGGTCAGTCTCGCCAGATGGGTCGATGAAGATTCCACGGACATCAAGGCGCTCATGGTCGAAAAGATTCTGCACTACTCGCTCACGGAGAAGGAGCCGTGGGACGACATCGACGACCACATGAGGATTGGCCCAGTGGACATACGGGACTTGTTCGTTAGAGGCCGCACATGACCGGCCTCGAAATCTCCATGTGGATGGCGCTTCTGATGTACGCCGGTCTCATCACGCTGTTGAGCATCTACCGAGGTCCGAGAACGAGGGGGTAAGAGATGGCCAGGCCAATCATTTGGGTGAATGACGAGGAGTGTACCGACTGCCACGAGCCCGGACGCATCGACGGCGGCAACTACTCGCTTTGCGTCCCCTGCTGGTGCCAGGTCAACAACAAGAACGTCAACGAGGTCCGCATCCAGCACGTCCGCGAACGAGAGGCGCGGAACGCGGCATTGACTGAGCGGCTGGCGGGTGGGCGACAGGCCAAGGAGGTCGTATGCACGTAACTCTTGATCTCCCGATGATGGTGAGTCTTTTCGTG